CCCCTTTTTAATTCCACCTTTATTTCTTTTACTTATTCAGCAATCCTAATATCACCAATAGTGATATAAATCCAGCGAATCCACTTGTTGCAAACAAATTCACTAAACTAATTAGATTACCGATAATGTCCATACCGAAGAACCCGCCAACAAAAATCAGTTGAACGAGAACCCCAAGACCGATAATAGATAATAACACGTCTTTAAGACCTGCTACTACACCTACTACCATTGTCATAGTATTTTTCATATTAGTTTCCCCCTATTATTCATCTAAAAGACTACATAATTCCGTAGTCGTATAATAACTATATACAAATACGGAAAAAATCAACGAGTATATAAATATATATCCCTATTTTTTCACATTTCACTATTTATTATTAGATAAAAAACAGGCAAAATTATGGCAACAGACTACGAAATATTCAAAGGCAAAACACTCGGTGATGTATTTAAAGACATCTACGATAATTCCCATACCAATAAAAAACAATTAGAAGTTCTAATGAAAGAAGTGGTAGGGTTTATTAAAGATGGCGATAGTGCTATCCAGATTATACCTATGTTGAAAGAATACTTAGAAATCAACGTAAAGAACGACGAACAACTTGTTAAGTTGGCAACAATCGTGCAAAGAATTACAGCAGCTGAAGGAAGAATATCGGATTCAGGAGATGAGTTCGGATTATCAGAACAAGAAAAAGAACAATTAATGAACGCAATAGAATCAGACGTTCAAGAGTTACAAGTGAGAAAAGACTCAATCGAGTCAAGTATTAAAAAGGAAAATTAAATGGCCTATACAGAAACCAAAGCAGGTTCTGGTGTTGATAAAACTTTTGATAATTCATTTATTACACGAAATGAATTATATGCAATATTAGACCAATTAAAAGAAGAAAGTAAATTTTACGAATTAGAAGTATTTGAAGTTGTTGAAATCAATACTACTAGTATCGGTGAAGTAATTGGTAGATATGTATTTTCTGAACAAGGTAGTTCAGTAGAGGAAGTCCAAGATAGAACTTTTTTACCATTAAATTCAAACATAATCCAATATCCTTTACGAGGCGAATTGTGGTTAGGTATGTCTTACAGAGGACAACAATATTATTTAGCAAGGTTGAGTGAAAACATAACTGATGTCAATTTTCAAAAATTTAATGAAAGTACCATTAGTGAAAATCAAACAACTAATTTTTCACGAGGTGGAGACTTTATTGATATAAAACCAATTCCAGCTACCATTGATGAGGGTGATACTTTAATACAAGGCCGATTTGGTAATTATATAAAGTTGTCAAGTAGACAAAATGAAGGACCAGACGACTCGTCAAGAATAACAATCAATAATAAAAAATCAGTTATTGATTTGGAATCAGTCGAAGACTCTGCTTTAATTGGTATGTCTTCCGATTCAATTATTATAAGTGCTAGAAAAAATGTAGATATTGTTGCTGAAGGTGATGTATTTATTAATGGTAATAGTGTAACTGTTAAAAACAATGAAGCAGTCAATATAGTAACTCAACAACTCGTAACAGATTATGTCGGTGGAATAACAAAAGATTTAAATATAGAATTAAATAACGATACAAGGTTATTACCAAAAAATAGTATTGAGTTAGCAAAACAAATGGAACCTTTTGTAACATATCTTCACGGTGAAATACAAGCATTAGTATATTTGATACAACCACCAACATTACCAAATGGTTTTCCAAATCCATTATTTGCGAAAGGTTGGGATATAAAACTTGAAACCTTAAAGAAGTTAGCTAAAAAGATAAAAGAATTTTTTAATTTAGAGTTTTTACCATTACACGATTTTGAAACCGTATCCCTAAATGATTTTTTTACAGCACTTGGATTAGATGGTTTATCAATTGATTTTCCAATAGATGAGTGGGAAACATTTTATAATGATATAGATGCTCTTAAACAGAAAGTATTAGACGCACAAACAAAAGCACAAGTAGCATTACAATCAGTTCAAGCATTGAATGCAGCATTTGATGTGATACAAGGTGGTGGTGGAAGTGTCGAAACAATAGTAGAAGCACTTGATGCTTATGAAGCAGACCCAAATAATCCACCATTAGATACAATAGACATTAGAGATGTTATATCGGATGGTGCTGATGTAGGAGATATAGCGAATTATTTAAATTTTGGTGGTTCACCACAAGTGAGGGATGCTATACAAGGAGCAGTCCAAGCAGAACAAGACTCTCAACAATTGAACCAAATAGTAAGAATTGTAGAATTAACAAAACCTATGTAGGAGTAGAAATGAAGAAGAATGACTTAATAAAAATAATTGAATTAGTTGTCCGTAAAGAAGTCAAAAAACAGATGACCGAGATATTTATTAATGATAAAGAAGAAATCAAACTATCAGAAGTGATTTCTAAACCAAAACCAAAAGCTAAAAAACAAATAGTTAAAAAACAATACAGCAAAAATACAGCGTTGAACGAAGTATTGAACAACACAAATCCTTTGGGAAAAAGTCAACAAGACGAGTATCCATCATTGGGCGGTGGAGTGTTAGGTAGTGACAATATGGCAGAAGTATTGGGTTATGGTAATTTAGGTGGAGTTCAAAATAAAGAAATGGCACGAGAGATGGCAGCAGTAGATACAATCAAGAAACAAGGTGTTTCAGTAGACCAAGTTCCAACGGGTGTTCAAGATGCTTTAACTCGTGATTATTCTGGACTGATGAAAGCAATAGATAAAAAGAAAACAGGTGAGGGTGGTTTTAGACCTTAATAAATAATGGCAAGAAGTGTAAGAGAGATAGATAGAAATGATGACAAGTATGTCGGAATAGAATTTCCATTGGGATATAGTCCAGAGGGATTTTTCTATAAGACAAAAACTGTATTACAACAATCTAAAGCAAACTTACGAAACTTGTTATTAACCACACCAGGTGAAAGAATAATGCAACCAGAATTTGGTTCTCAATTGAAGAGTATCGTATTTGAACAAGGACAAGATATTCCAAATAGAATTGAAGAAGTTGTTCGTTCAGCGGTTGATAAGTATTTAGCATATATTAATATTAATAATGTTTTCACTATACAAGAAGATAATGTAGTTAATGTTTCAATTGAATATTCGGTTCCATTAAATCCCGATGACATTGAAGTATTAAATTTTGATTTTAGAATTGGAGAATAAGAATGCCAGATTATGGAACAAATAAAAAGTTAATCAGTAAGGAAGTAAATTATCTCGGTAGAGATTTTACAGACATAAGAGCAAATTTAATTGAGTTTGCTAAAACATACTTCCCAACTCAATACAATGATTTTAATGAAGCATCACCAGGAATGATGTTTGTTGAAATGGCATCGTATGTTGGTGATGTATTGAATTACTATGTTGACAATCAATTCAGAGAAACACTATTACATTATGCAGAAGAAAGAAAAAATGTATTAGCGATTGCTCAATCATATGGATACAAACCAAAATTAGCAACACCATCAACGGTTCAATTGACCGTTAGTGTTGAGGTTCCAGCGAAAGTTGTTGGTTCTAACTATCAAGCAGATTTAGATTACGCTGGAATATTAAGTTCTAACTCAACCGTATCATCAAACAACGGAGCAGAATTTACTTTATTAGATGATGTTAATTTTAAAGCATCAAGTTCACTTGATAGAATGGTAGTTGAATTATTAGACCCACCATCAGGAGCAACACCAGCACTTTTCAGATTATCTAAAAAAGTATTAGCACAATCAGGAACAAGAGAATCAGAAGATTTTAGTTTTACAACTGCAAAAGAATTTGATAAAATAGTTTTATCAAACGATAAGGTAACTGAGATTATATCAGTAACGGATAGTCAAGGAAATACTTGGTATCAAGTTCCATTCTTAGCACAAGACACAATATTTGAATCAGACCAAAACACAACACTTACTGACCCCGATTTAGCTGAGTTTGAAATGGATACACCATACTTATTAAAATTAATTAAATCATCAAGACGATTTACAACTTATGTTCGTGATGATAATAAAATGGAATTGAGATTCGGTAGTGGTGTTAGTGATAATCCTGATGAAGAAATAATTCCAAATCCAGATAATGTTGGTTCATCTTTAGGTATGGGTATTTCAAGATTAGACGAGGCATTTGACCCGAGTAATTTTTTAAAAACTCAAACATTTGGATTGGCACCAAGTAGCACAACTCTAACCGTAAATTATAATTATGGTGGAAGAGTAGAAGATAATGTTCCAAGTAACACTATAAATAAGTTTAGTAGAAAAGTATATACAATTTCTACCGAAGGAATAACAGGAGCAGATAAAGAAACTTCTGAACAAAGTATATCAATTACAAATGAAAGTCCAGCATCAGGTGGTTCATCAACGGAAACCCTTATACAAATAAAAGAAAATGCAGCTGCATACTTTAATGCACAGAACAGAGCAGTTACAAAAGCAGACTACATTACGAGAGCTTATTCATTACCACAAAAATATGGTAACATCGCAAAGGCATATATTGTTCAAGATGAACAATTAGAAAAAAAGCAATTATCTATAAATGACGGAGTGATACAAACAATTACTGCAGATAAATCTAATCCATTAGCATTGAATATGTATTTATTAGGATACAGCGCAGATAAAAAATTAGTTGCTTTGAATAGAGCAGTAAAACAAAATTTAAAAATATATCTTTCACAATATAGAATATTAACAGACGCAATCAACATTAAAGACGGATATGTTATCAATGTTGGTGTTAAGTTTAATATCATTGTGAAACGAGGATACAATAAAAATGATGTATTGTTTAGAGCAATACAAAAAGTAAAACAATTCTTTGCACCAGACAAATGGCAAATCAATCAACCGATTGTGTTGACTGACTTGGCATATCAAATTTCATTAGTGGACGGAGTAGTATCCATTGTTCCACCAGAAGTTAATAATCCAAATCAAGATTTGATATTAATTGAAAACAAACATAAGGTTGTAAATGGGTATAGTGGTAATGTGTATGATTTAAAATCAGCATCACAAGAAGGAATTATATATCCTTCATTAGACCCAAGTATATTTGAACTTAAATTTCCCAATAGTGATATTGAGGGTAAAGTAGTGGGAGATAGATAATGCATTATTTTGAATTTGGAAAAAGAGATGCGAGCATTTATTCAGGTGGAACAACAGCTTCTATTAATACTGGACTAGATGAAATATTAGAAATTAATAAAGTTGTAAACAATAATGGTACGGTAGGTAATGTATCAAGAGTATTGATTGATTTTGATTTAGCATACATTTCACAATCCATTCAAGAAAGTAAAATACCTTCAACGGCAAAATATTATTTAAATTTATTTGACGCAACTTCACAAGAAGTTGAAGCAGAACAATCACTACATATCTATATGGTAAGTGGTAGTTGGAAACAAGGAACAGGAAAACTTGACCACGACCCAGTAACTTCAGACGGAGTAAGTTATCAATATCGTGACCACGATGCGAAAACACCTTGGGTAACAGGTTCAGTATTGACTGAGGGTGGTGCTTGGTTTACAGCAAGTTACGCTTCTGGTCAAGAATATGGAGTTAGTTCTTCATACGATTTAACATTTGATAAAAAAGATGTTAGAGCAGATGTAACCGACTTAGTGAAGAATTGGATTTATTCAAGTTCTATTTACCCGAACAACGGGTTTATTGTTAAACGAGAAGATAGTGGTTCATATGGAAACAATCACGCAACAGCTAGTTTTGATTTCAATACAGGACAAGAAGGTGATGGAACTCGTTTAGGAAATCTAAAATATTTCTCAAGAGAAACCCATACAATCTATCCACCTAAATTAGAAGTGGAGTGGGATGATTCAAGTTGGTCAACAGGAAGTTTATCGGCATTAAGTTCAACAGATTTGGAAAGATTAAAAGTTTATTTTAAAAACTTGAGAACAGAATATAAAGAAAAAACAATTACAAAATTAAGAATAGTTGGTAGAGAATTATATCCAACAACTGCTTTTTCAACAACACCAGGTGAATTAGATGTTAAATATTTACCAAGTGCATCTGCTTTCTACTCAGTTAGAGACGCAGAAACAGAAGAAGTAATTATTCCATTTGGTAGTGGTTCTAAGATTAGTTGTGATAGCACAAGTAATTTCTTTAACATACAAATGGATGGATTACAAGCAGAGAGGAATTATCGTTTTTGTCTTAAAGTAGTTAGTGGCAGTGGAACGACTGATGAACAGATTAACTTTTATGATGATAACTATGAATTTAGAGTGGTGAGATAAAGTGCCTTACTTACCTTCCGACGCAGCAAAAAAATCAAGCTTGTATAGTAATATCATAAATGGTGATACACTCGAATATCAAAATGAAATTGAAGACTTAAAGAAGAAACAACAAGTATCAGGTTCAGTTAATGCTAATTCACCATTACGAGATGTAGATGGAATATTAGTTTCGTTTGAAAGTGCAGCACCAGGTATTTCTTTAGAAGAAGATTTTGAAGAAGTTCGTTTAGAAAATAAACAATTCTTTTTTACTGGTCAATTAAATAATGAATTTATACATTATTTTCAACCGATAGCAACAGACACAGACACAACCACAACAACCACAACAACCACAACAACAGCTACCACAGAAGAAGTTGAATTTACATTAACATTGAGAGATTATTTAATCCAATTCGTTAATGAAGAATTTGCAGAAGAATTTACACCCGAAGTATCAACAGATAAATTACATAGTAAGTTGTTACAATTTTTTGATGAGAACAGAAGTAAAGGAAATAATGCACCAGGTTGGGAAGAATTTAGATTAAATGATAAAAGAAAAGCAGCAGGAATAAGTGGTAAACGATTCGGTAAAGTGAAAAAAGATTTACGAGATTTTCAATATGATGAATTAATTGAAAATCATCTATATAGAACACCAAAGGGACAACGAATATGGTTACAATTAGGATTTCCATATGTTGTAGACCTATCACCAGGTAAAGACTCATAATGGCACAAGAATATTCATTTACACAACAAGAAAGAAAAAACCTTTTCGCACCTTCTAAAGTTTATAGTAGTTTCGGTAGAGATGAGCTAAATGACTTTGTAATGCTACACGTCTATGATACGAGTGGTAATTTAATTGTAACAAAAGTTTTAGCATTAAATGAAGTTAGTTTTGAAAATGACGGAGACTTTATTGATATTAATGTCGGACAACACCTGAGAGATTTAGGATTTCAAGAAGGTGAATATGATGTTGTTTATAAATTTTTAAGAAGACTCGCTGGTAGAGAACGAACTGTTTTCGTAGATGGAAATGGTAATATTTTTGGTGGAGAAGTTCAAAGAAAAGTTATTGGAAATGAAATAAAATTCTTAAAGGGTGGAGATGGTGAAAAGGATAAATCAACAAGAGAAGAAGTATTCATTAAAGAATATAAATATCCATTAGTAGAAACATCACCAGACAGAACAGAATTTATTTTAGAGTTAGATAATAATCTCAAAGGTGCAGAATACAGAAATGACTTTGTTGAAATGGGTGAAATGATTGAATACACACCAATTAGTAAAGCTAATATGGGTTCAATAGAGTTTGATTCAAAAAAACCACACATTTTAGAATTTGATATAGACCCAACAGATAGAGGGTTTACTCAAAATATGGTAGGTGGACAAATCGTCATACCGAGTATGTTTAAGATTACCGGCGAAGAAGATACCAACAATAGTGATGTCATTCCTGAAAATACAGGTAATGGAACTCTACAACAAAAACTTGAAGGTGGAGCAGCAACAGATTTCTTAGATTTATCTAATGAAGAATTAATTGATATATTATTAAATGACCCAGACGCAAATGAAAGGGAAATCGCAGACGGAGCATTACAAGAAAGAGCAAACGAACAAAGATAGAAAATGGCAGATAGAGGATTTATAGATAAAGATATGGCGAACAGAGGAGCACGAGGTGGTTCTTCTGAGGGTGCTAATACGACAAGGCAGTCAATAAGAAACAATCAAGTCATTACTGGTGCTAGAGCAAAAGCAACATCACCAGCAAGACCACCATTGGTAA